CAGTAATAGCATTAGTGATACTATTGATAATACCACTAGCAATAGAACCGAGATCAATGACTAGATTGAGCTGCAAGGTATTGGGAACGAGACATGGTAGAACCGAGATTACACTCATAGGATCTACTCTTTGTAGAATACTCAGTACGTCCACATCGGATGGATCGGCTGCAGCCGTCGTAGGAGCCTTAGGAAATAACATTCCTTCTTCTACGACTTCAGTTAGTACTGCACCATCACCAAGAGGAACCGAATCGGTATTTGCTTGGTTAGTATCAATTTGCTGGATAGTAATTCTATTATTAGCAAGAGCAGTGTATGGATTACTAACGTTGTTCTGAGTTGGACCTGGGATGCTACCAAGAGCAGTGTTGACTACAGGGGCACCACCGGCAGTTTGTCCCGGAACAATAGATCCTGCTCTACCCAGAGAACCTAGAATCAATGGGTACTGTCTATCAGAGTCGAGCCATTGGCCAAATACTCTAGAACCAACAACAAGACCAACCGGAGCGGTTCCGATTCGGCCTCTTGCAGCAGAGGTGACAGGCTGAATAACTTGTGCCCAAGGAAGATCCGCATCCGGAATGTTTACAGTATCATCATGTCGGCCAAGTACTCTGACTTGAACTCTTCCGGATTCTTGTGGGTCCATGACATTGGTAACAATACCAATCCAAGTTCTAATATCATTACCGAAGTTACGTTCTGTCATAGCGAATCCTCGTAACGACCTTTGATTCCTTCGACTACACAAGTATATCTAGGTCTCTCGGAAGCTTTAGCAATCTTATGGTGTATTCTAGTAATAAGAATCTTACCACTGATTAATGGATCTGTCTGACCCCCGTCGGTGAAAGATTGGCGATTAGGAAGCTCACAGTTGATAGTCACTCCTGCTGTTAGAATAGTGTCACCAATTACACGAATACGAATTGCGTTCTGTAGCATTAGTGCTAGCATGGCTTGTGTATTGGGAGTTGCTTCCGGAATTTGTGTGGAAGGTCTCTGAGATATGTCAACTGGAATCATAGACTGTGGGGGATTATCGTTATTGAAATATCTATTCTGGAATGCTTGTGAATTGAAGGCGCCTCGGCCGCCAACATTGCCAAGTGTGGCATCTGAGGTTTGAATAATTTGACTGTCAAAGTCCCACGTAGTGAAATTGAATGTCGTAATTCGTCTCGGGCCACCATAAGCGATACGGTCGGCCGAGTTAAACTGATGTGGGACTCGGAATGCCAGAATGTTATCGTCACCTCTGGCTCTAATAGTCAAATTGACTGCATCTGACATCTGAAAGTCTTTGACCGGATCGGTATCAAATAAACTTTCAATAGTAACAAAATTAAATGTCTGCTGCTGATTCTGTCTATTCTCAAAGTAACAATATAGAGAAGAGTTCCTGTCGGCAGATACTGCTCTGCGCTTGATGAGACTGATAGCATCATAAGGATTCATGCTCGGAATTACTATACGCTGTGGCGCAGATGATGATTCTGTAACTAATTCCTTAGTGCTACGAAGATAATTTCTGTGGATATCACCTATCATCTCTGAGCAGAGAAGATTGTAACTCTTCTGAATTGTATTAGTCTTAGCATGCATTGCTTCTTCAGATACACACTTTAGAGTATACGATTTACCTTTCTGTGCACCTACACTCTCTAATTCAGCCAGTTCATGTAGAGCAAAGACATAGGCCGCAGTTTCTGAACCAAGTACTTCGAATACAATCGAGACTGTCTCATCACCTATCAACCTCACTGTTCCTAGCAAATCATTCATATCAAGAACACGAATGTCACATACTATACCAGGAGTAAAGATACTCTCATATACTGACATAGATTCAACGGAGCCAAGAAGATCAATAGATCCTCGCTCCGACACAATAACTACCGATTCAATATTTACGTCACCTGGACGATAGTTCTGATCAAATATCATTCGAGAAGTGTCTTCAACTGTCTAGATGCCTGTCTTGAATATTGATTCTTAAGAACCTGAATTGATCTATTGTTTTCATTTAAATCCATTTCATAGTCATAATATGTAACTGGACTCCAGAAATTAGTTTCAGCAGATGGAATATTATTTGCTACTAGAGTAGAGTCAATGAACTGAACTGATGTATTGGATTCTCTACCGGTTAGCGTGCTATTAGCATTGATAGTATTACTTACAACTAGACCAGATACATTCTTGATCATCAGCGTTCGATCATCCCTGAATAGAACTTGACCTAGGCCTTGTTTTGGTTGAGTGAAGTTTACATCAACCAGTTCATCTAGAATAAATGTATTGGTAGATTGACCTTCGTCTAATGTGTACTTCACAATAGCATTTGTCTCGATAGTCCAATCTATTCTTCGACGAGAGTAATTGCTAGGATCTAATGTAATAAGACCATTATCAGGAACTGGCTCGTAGAACTTAGCAAGACTTGGTTCTAGAGCCGCATATTGAGAATTTGTAATAGTAGGATTTGGATCAGAATACCAGTTGTTTCTGTAATGCTTGATCTTTGATGTAGCATTGACCAGGGATCCGTATTTCTTAGTCATGACCGCATCAAATGATGAGTTATCTAGATACCAATCATAATAAGGATCGACTATCTTGTTTGCTGTGTAGAGTAACCAAGTAAGATACTGATCATTATAATATCTATCCGATAGTAAATCAGCTCGTTCACCTTCCGCAATGTCATACTGATAGTATAAAAGAGGATTGTTATAGACTGAAGTAAGAAATACTGTTCGCTGGGTAATATCTACAGCTGTAGTGTCCTTGTAGTTAACAAGTCTGAATTTCTCGAAGTACCGATTTGACATTATTCTGCACCACCTTCTGCAATAGTTCTAGGAGCAGGTTCAGCTCTGACTTGCTGAGGGACTGTCCAATTTCCAGTACTAGCATCTCGAAGGAAGTCAGCCTTAGTCATGATTTCAATTTCTTGTAATTGAATTTCAAGGGTTACTGCTGTAGGTGCCCTAGTACCACGAACAAATGATGGTCCATTTGGTGCGTAGTTCACGATGACACCAGTCACCACACATGGCTTGAACTTATATAGGTACTGATCAGTTGGCCGGAACTTTATCTGTAGAATTTCTGGGTATGAAAAGAACACCGAGCCAAATGATGAAATACCAGGAAGAGCGTGGTATTTGAATGTATTGATCAACTGATTGAGAATTTCAGTTTCAGTGGGATCATTTGGTACAAACTTCCAAGCAAATCGATGACTTCTAAATTCAGGGCTCTTGAATAGAACTACTTGGAATGGATTAGCACTAATACCAGATAGAACAGACAGAGCAGATGTTGCAGATTGAGTCAATGATTGGACTGTCCCTACTGCTTGCTGACTAGCACCTGTAGCCGCAGCAGCGACAGCAGGTAGTGAAGCCAAAGCACTAACTCCCACACCAGATGCGACACCACCAATGCGATTCAGTACTTCATTAATGCCACCGCTACTATTAGTAGCACCTGCGCCGGCATTAGTTAATGCACCAAATGCAGAACCCAATGCTTCGTTCTGATAGTTAAGTCTTGTATTCTCTACTAGATTTTCCGGAATAGGAAGTCTGATTCTCATTACTTCGCTATAAAATGGCTGCTCATTAATGGATCTGCGCTGATATCGCTCGAATTGCATAGAGATAAAAGGTACTTCTTCATTATTACGAAGAAGATCGCGTGGTAAAGTTATGGGACTTTGAAACTCACCAGCAAATGCTGACTGGTTGAGCATAAGATTACCAATATCAACGGCAGAGAAACCGGCTGCTACACCACCGGCAATTGCGCCAACCCCAGCTACTCTTCCTAATCTGAATACACCCGACATATATTTCCCTTTGGATAAATAGTAATATTTAAACTATATTTATCCATGGAACAAACAATGGCAAAATATCACCAGGGAATATTCAAACCTATTAATCCTCAGAAATACAAAGGTGATCCAACTAACATTACTTATAGATCAGGCTGGGAGTGCCGCGTTATGTCTCATTTTGATCTTCACCCTGATGTTATCTGGTGGTCGTCGGAAGAGAAGATCATTCCATACAGATCACCTATTGACAATCGAATTCATAGATACTTCCCGGACTTCCTAGTTCACATGAAGAGTCAAGATGGCAAGACACAAACTGTTCTCATTGAAGTAAAACCTAAGTCACAGACAAAGCCACCCGCAGTCCCAAAGAACACAAAAAATAGAAAATACATCAACGAAGTCATGACATGGGGAATAAATAGTTCTAAATGGGCTGCTGCCGAAGAATATTGCAAAGACCGCGGCTACATCTTCAAGATACTAACGGAAGATGACATCTTAGGAACCAGAAAGTAATATGGCAAACTATATTTTTCAGAAAATTGCAAAGCTAGGTAAACTAGACGGAATCGATCAGTCAATTCGTCAGCGTGATGCTAGAACCTGGTTTCGTGAGACTGCAATGCAGGTAAAGTCAGTCAACAGAAACAGGTATATGGAATCAGCCAAAGCTGATAATCTAGAAGATAAGATTGACATTGAATCTATCGGTAGCATGTACTCTTTCTTCTATGATCCAAAACACAAAGAGACTCTACCATATTATGATACGTTTCCGCTGATCTTTGTTATTGGCCCTAAGCCCAATGGCTTCCTCGGAATTAATCTGCACTATCTACCTCCGGTACTTAGAGCCAAGTTAATGGATGAGTTACACAAGATCACGAATAACAAAAAATACAATGCTAGCACTAAATTAGCAGTTAGCTATGACTTGCTATCAAAGACTGCTCGGTTCAGGTACTTCAAGCCATGTGTCAAGCATTATCTCTTTGATCATGTGCAGTCTAAGTTCTTGAAGATCGATCCTTTCATGTGGGATGCAGCAGTCATGCTTCCAATGGAGAGATTCAAGAAGGCAGATATTGATCATGTATGGAACGATTCAAGGAGCATGGTTATCTAAATGGCTTTCAACGTAGATCAATTTTCGGCCAATCTAAACCGATTTGGTACTCTTCAGACTAACAAATTTGAAGTGATTATCAATGACACCAATAGCCTCGCATTCAGTAGAGAAATCCAGCAGGCCAGTAGTCTATTTGAAAGACTCAAAGATAATGTAAGATTCAGTGAAACATCCATTTTAGCATTCAATAATGGTATAACTATCCTACGAAACCGTATAGACTCAGTAAGATTACCAGCAGTAACATTGGATACATTTGAAACTAGGCGGTATGGTGTCGGACCAAATATCAGATCAGCTACTAATGCTAGATTTGAACCATTTTCAGTATCAGTATTAGTCGATCAAAGTTACTCCACATACAAATTTTTTCAAATGTGGATGGAGACGGTATTTGGTACATTTGAACCCGATCTTGAACGAAGAGGTACTTCTGCATTCCCTCTAAATCTTACATCATACAAACGAAACTATGCTACGACAATTGATGTAAAGGTATTTGATAATAATGGAAGTGAATCGTCAAAGTATACCTTCAGAGATGCATTTCCAATTGGTATCACCAATCCAGCTATGAGTTGGAGAGACAATAATAACTTGTTCCGCTTTGATGTAACTTTTGCTTATACTACTTGGTTTATAAATGTTAATAGATCTGAACTAACACAATAATGAGGTGACTTGATTATGCCATTACCCAAGATTCAACATCAACTATATGAATTTGTAGTTCCATCTACTGGAAAGAAAGAAACATTCCGTCCTTTCCTAGTTAAGGAAGAAAAGATTCTGCTGACTGCCAAAGCATCAGATGACCCTGCGGATACTCTAAGAGCAGTGAAACAAATTATCAACAATTGTGCAACATCAACAGAGTTTGATGTAGACAAGCTAGCAATCTTTGATATCGAGTATTTGTTCTTGCAGCTTAGATCTGTTTCGGTTAGTAACATCGTAGAGGTATCATATCGTGACACAGAAGATCAGCAGATCTACAACTTTACAATTGACCTTAGAGCAGTCAATGTCCAATACCCAGAGAAAGTCGAGAAGATAATCAAGGTTACTGATACTCTCGGTATCGTGATGAAGTGGCCGGCGGCTAGTCTATTTGATGACAAGAACTATCTGAACTCTGGTGATCAAGCATTTTATGAACTGATTCTTCGTTGCATTGACAAGATCTACAATGGAGATGATATCTATGATCCCAGTGACTATACTGGACAAGAACTAGAGTCATTCTTAGATGATTGTGGTGTTGTTACATTTGACAAGATCAAGGAGTTCATGCTTAGCACACCAAAACTCTATCACAAGCTAACCTATACCAATTCCAACGGAAATGAAAGGGTAATCGAGTTAACAGGTCTCGCTGATTTTTTTACGTTGCGCTGATCCATAATACACTAGAGAACTACTACATCAATCTCTTTTCTTTGGTTCAGCATCAGAAATATAGTATTACAGAAGTAGAAGAGTTGTATCCTTACGAGCGAGAAGTGTACAACAGACTACTTCTTCAGTTTCTACAAGAACTCAAAGAGCAAAGAGAAAGACATGCCGGATAAACAACGAAAAGAAGAACATTGGTTACGAGTCTATTGGAGACCAGGAATGGGTTGGCTGTATATGCTAATCTGTTTTGTGGACTTCGTACTATTTCCAATGTTAGCAATGTTCATGCCTGCTATTCTCAGAAATATGGCTGGTATAGAAGAAGTAGCTTATGTACCCTGGGTTAGTTTGACTTTGTCTAATGGTGGACTGATCCATCTAGCGTTTGGTGCCATTCTGGGTATTACCGCTTGGACTAGGGGAATGGAAAAACTCCATAATGGAGCTGAGGATGTTCCCAGGGAAGATCGAGGTAGACGAGAATAATGAATTCAAGACCTCTACCACAAGTACAAACTATACAGCCTACTAATACTAGACAAGCTGCGGTTGGTACTGATGTAAGAGCGATTGGTAGAAGTATTCCAACTCCAGTTATAAGATCCACCGATAGATTAAGAACATCTACTCGAGCGACTCCTACCAATCAGCAGACTAATCACACTAGACAATCAGGAATAGGTAGTACAATTCGTCAGTTCTTCAGGGCTGAGGAAAGAATGCAACGAGAGAATTTGATTGCCAAACAAGATGTTATGGTTCAAACTATGGACAATATCGTGATGCTAAGTACACAGAAGAATAATATTCTACGTGATATCATCAAAGAAGTAAAGGCTAAGAAAGGCCTATGACACCACAAGCAACAAGAGTTGCAGTACCGCCAGCTACACCAGGTGGACAACGGACTATGGGCTATTACGGAACCTTATCTGCTCGCTACGAATCTGGTAATAGAGGTTCTGCTGCTATTGGTTATGATAGAACTGGCGGTAATAGCTATGGTGCATATCAGATTGCCACTAATACTGGTACGATGGCTAGGTTCTTACAATTCACTGGACAGAATTATCCGGACGTCTATCAAGCACTACAAAGTGCCGGTGGTGATGCCGCAGCAAGAGCAGGAACTCCTGCGTTCAGACAAGCATGGAATCAGCTAGCATCATCAGGCAGATTATT